CCGAATCCACTTGCAACCGAACCGAATTGTCCAAGTTGTCTAGTTGCAGCGGCTAGTCCGTCTCCTTTGAATGTGCTGACCACATTCAGGAACATTTGGCTCATCGGTTCTTCCTGTCAATCTTTAGTTCAGTAGCAGCTATAACCGCTTTGATTGCGACTTCTGCTTCTTTCTTGGCTTCTGGGTAAGCTTTATCAAATCCTGGATACACTTGCCTAGACTTTCTTCTTTTGCTTGGCTTAGAAACAGGACCCAGGTTCTGAATCATTTGGTCTACAGCTTTCGGGCTAAGGATGTGATTACGCATAATCTCCTCGCCACCGAACTCTCTAATTTTATACATTCTCGTATAAGCTCGGCCACTGAACTTTCTAGCGACATCTGCGATAGTGGTTGCAGCAGATCGAACTCTTAGTCTTGCAATACCAGTCTGACCTCTTTTTGGCTTTGTAAAGGCATCTACTAAAACTGAGTTATACGGATACCTCTTAGCACCGCTTACAGGGCTGCCGACACTTCCGTAATCGCGGCTCCAACCAGTTCTACCACCGTGACGCATACCGCTCATCGGAGCCTTCCCACGGTACCCCTGCTCTATCTCTTTGGCAACTGATTCTTTAACTGGTCTAGCGATTTCTTTGAATCGCTTTTTTAGAGCAAATGATTGTTCTTTGTCTATTTCGCGCAGGGCTTTAGCAAAGATTTTCCAGTCTGAGGCGTAGACCTTCAAAGCGCTTGCACGCCCTGAGTAAAGTTTCAATGCCATTTAGTCCGCCTATCTAACCTAAGTCTACCGAACAAAAAAGAAGCACCCCGAAGGGTGCTTCTTCTCAGCGCTTAGGTGCTTGGTTGGTCGCTCGCCATACGAGATACCGACCCATTGTCCAGAGCATCCGTTCGTCAAGCTCCATAAGCTCACGAGGACTGATGCCTGTCTCGACAGCTAATGTGGCGATGTACCAATGAGCTGATGAGTCACCAAGCCCAACTATTTTTTTTGTTCAGACGGGCTAACACTTTCTACAGTGTCCACCCACTCCTCAAACGAAAGAGTAGTTGCTTTAGTGCGGGACTCGCTTGCCCAAGCTAGGAAAAGCAAGTGAGTAATCTTGATGTTGTTTTCAAGACTGGCTATCGAGATGTTGTATCTTTCTTCCAACTTCACCATGTCTGATGGGTTGCAAACAAGATCTTTAGGCTCGTTAGGGTTAGCTGTGTACTGTACTTGTAGGTTTAGTCTCATAGCTGAATCCTAGCAGGGATTAGGCTGCTGCGGTTGCTCTGGTGACTTCACCAGAAACAGGCCATGTGACCGAAAGTGTAGCTAGGTCACCGACTGCGCCAGCGAAAGGCTGGTACTGGGTAACTAGAGCTGTGAACTGGTACTCAGGGTTGGTAGCGGTGATTGTTCCAGAGGTAGGAGCAATCTTTACAGCTACGGTTGAACCGAGTAGTGGGAATAGTAGAGCGTCTACTGCGCCAGCACCGAAGTCCTGGTGGAAGTCTAGTGACACAGAAGCGTCTTTTAGGCCACCAATGCGTGATCTGTAAGTTGAACCGAAAGCTGTGGTCTCAACCTCGTCTGCGGTGATGTCAAGAGTTACTGAAGCAACATCGTCACTGATGACGGTAGTGCCTACTGTAATCTTGTAGTCTCTTGCGTAAAACTTTGGCATTTATTTCTCCTAGTTTGCTATGACTGTGACTGTGAAGTCGGCAGCCAGGTATGTGTTGTCATTTAGCTGAATTGAACCAATAGAGTTCAATGAAGTCACTCGACAGTCGTAGGCTTTCCCGCCAAGGCTCTTGTCTAACTCTATCGCATTTTTGATAGAGTTTTGCCCTGTTGAGATGTAGGTGTCTAGTGTCCTTTGAGCGATGCGCTCTGCTGAACGGCCCACAATGACCGTCACGGTGAAGTTATAGTCCACAAGACCATTGGCGTATGCCCTGTCGTAATTGACCGAATCCAAAGACACGATAGCCACAGGTGGATTTGGGTTGTCGGGGATTTCTGCCGATGTGCGGAGACCAGTAATGGTTGCCAAGTTAGTGGCAATCCCAGCGCGGATGTCTGAGATAGAAGCCATTAGGCGAAGTTCCTCATAATGCGGTATGGCATGACTAGCTGTTCTACATCTGGGTCAAGCGCACGACCAACGCGGATGGCTCCAAGATCACCGAATCCTGCAACGCCAAGAGGTGAGTCAAGGCGCTTATAGATTCTTGATGCCTGAATGATTGTTGCCTGAGTTACTGCCATTGGAACTGCTGACCAGCCCCATACTCCAGTCACACGGACAAGAGCTTGCTCACCAAGAACATTGAACAGTAAGTCATCGGTAGAAAGGATGCTGGTGTATGGAGTGTTTAGTCCGTCTTGCTTTCCGTTTACTGGGCGTAGCTGGTAGTCGCTTGCGCTCCAAGTGACATAATCACTACCGATTTCATCAGTTGTCTTTAGCTCAGAAATGCTAATCAAATCGTCAATGATTGTTAGGTAGGAATCTGATGCAACAAAGTCTCTGGTTGCTGTACCTGCGTTGTAGAAGTATCTGTAGGTGTAGCCGTCAATAAGTCTTGAGGCTGACTCAATAGCCATTTCTAATAGAGAGTCATCTACGCTGTCTGTGATTCGGAGTGCGCCTTTTACTTGAGCTAGGGTCGCATATCCATTGGTGATTGCCATTGGGTTCCTTTGCTAAATCTAGCTCTAGTCTATCGCCTAAAGAGCATACGCTCTTTGATGGCTGTGGAGCTGATGCCAGGCGTATAGGGTATGTAGCAAAGACCGATGCCTCTCTCGTCTAGCCAGTCCTGGTCAAAGGCCATCTGAGTATAGTAATCGCGCCTAGCCCAGTCTGAACCGATGACAACTAGGTCTGGCATCACAGTTTCTATTGTGATGCGGCTGTCAGAACCACCGATGTTTGGAACCACCTGATCTACATACCGACAAGCGAGCAAAACATCAGCCCTGTCTCTGTAGCTGATTACTGGCGGCTTGCCTTTGTATTCTTCGATGAACTCATCGGTGTTCAGGGCTACAACAACCCTGCCAAGCTCAGAACAGCGTCTTAGGAACTCTGCGTGACCTGCATGGAACAGGTCAAAATGTGCCTCCAGTGTAAATGGTTGGCATTGGCATCACCTGTCTTTCTTTGTTTAGTCCCATCTGTTGCTTCTTCTCACTTTTAGGCTCCAGTTGCCTTCCGAATAGTCATTTTCAAGCACTTTTTGGTCAAAAAGCTGCTGATTAGCCCTAAAACTGACCGAATTTTGACTCTGGAAGCCACTTTTGAGTGTTGAGCTGTTTTCGTGATGCACTTTTGCCTCTATTCGCCTGATTTCAATGCCTTTTTGCCTAATTCTTCGCTCATAATCGTTGTCATCAAAGTAAAGAGGGTAAAAACGCTCGTCATAAAGCCCTGCTTCTTCTACAACCTTGCTTCCAAGCACGATACACGACCAATCTGGCACTATGTCGGGAAATAGCAAAGCTTCTGGGTTTGCATCTTGGCTAATAATCTCCAAAGAGCCTTTTTCAAACCATGCGTCATCGTTTACTAAAACCCAGTAAGGCGCATAGGGCGTGGACTTAACAATAAGGTTCCAGGCCCCGACAAGACCTAAACCGAATGGCACTCTAATTAGCCACAGGTTTTTTACTTTCTCAGGCTTATTCGGTTGCCAAGATTGCGTACCTGAATTGTCTACAATTACTAAATGCTCGACTGGGTAGTCAATAGAGGCAAGCAGTCTCTCAGCTAGGTCAAAACGCTTGAGAGTGCAGAACCCTAGAACTGGGATCACTTCAGTAGTTTCTTTAGCGCTGGTGTCCAGTGCTTATCCCACACGAAGTCGTGGTCATACTGCTGAGCAAACTCAATAGCTTTATCCGACTTTCCTTTTCCTCTTGCATAGGCTTCTTCTAATGCCTGCACGATTAGTGGCACAGACGGAATGTTGAAGAAAGCACCTTGGGAGTTGTCGTATAGAGGCTGACCACCTACTGTCCAGCCATCACCCACAAGTTCAGCAGAAGCAGCAAAGTCAGAAACAATTACTGGCACACCACAAGCCTGAGCTTCAACTGTCGGGATGCCGAATCCTTCTCCATAGCTAGTAGCAAGCATGACATCCCAAGAGCTGTAGATTCCAGCTAGGTCTTCTTGGCTAATCCCAAAGCGGTAGCTGACTGGATCTACGAAAGCCATGTTGTCTTTTGGTATGCCTAGAATCTCACCGAGTCCCATTAGGTTCCATCCGTGCGGACTTACTGGGTCTGTGTGAATGTAGAGCATTGCGTCTGGGTGCTTCTTGGCAAAGATAGCAAATGCCATAAGGTTCTCGCCAAAAGCTTTGCGATGAATGATTCCACCAGACTTGTTGGCGGCGTTCATGCCAACTACGAAGCGGTCATTACCGAATCCCATGTAGTCCTCGATTGTCTGCCCAGCAATCTTTTCCCTGCGCTTAAAAACCTTTGTATCTACCGAGTGCGGAATGTAGATGGACTCTATGCCCTTTGCCTCTAGCTCTTTCTGACCGAATCTTGACATTGCAAGAGGCGTGACATTCTCTCTTGCGCTCCACTTAGCCACGGCTGGTGGAACTGGGCTGTGGTCAATCGGTGTCCAGGATGCAACATTTATGCCATCCCAGCCTTTGCCCTGAAATACCCAAACA